GGCAAATAGAACAACAAAATGAAAATCGGGATAAGCAGGACGCGTAGAACGGTGATCAGATTAGGGATATTCATCGGCACAACTGGCTACGAGGTGAGAAGGCATTCTACTCGGTGATGAGGCCGGAAAGCCCCATTCTATGGGCATTCGCTGGGCATGTCTAACCGAGTTTCTAACAGTGTTCTAACACGAGTCTAACACTCTGACAGCTCCCATGGGACCAACTTACAGAGGCGTGCAGGCCTGCGACAAGGACCCCAGGCGCACCCATGCGATAAGGCTCAGGCGCGCTGTGAGCTGGCGAGCAGCTAACGAGAGGGGCCACGGGGGGAACTGGCGGCGTAGAACAGTTGAGGTGGTCATTCAGATTTTTCTGTCAGATTCTCAAAGGGACCATCAAGAGGTCATTCAGCACACCCGCCAGTCACTATAACGCAGACCACGTTACCGAGGCTTTCCACTAATGGCCCTCCTTTAGTAAGCCCGAGAGTCACTAAGAGCAACGCAAGGAATCTGTAGGTGGCCCGGTGCGTCGCCAGAGCCTTAACGACAGCCACAAAGGTCTGCCAGCGGGTAGTCATTACTGTGATCATGCTTCAGCCTCCTTTGAGCTGGTTAAAGAGAAGGTGGTTGATGGTGATAGCCACCACCCAAACAGGAGGTCTCAGAGGCATCTCTAAGAAGTAACTTTAAGCCTCCCTATGGTTATAGTGGGTGCTTTTGGAGCCCTTGCAGGACGTGGCCTGTAGCCCTGGTCAAATAGGCACCAAACCGAAAATAAGGGACCCGAAGGCCCCTTTAAGTAGTCACCACCCCATATAGTTGGTGGTCGTTCCGTCTGTTTCGTACTGCATCATCACGTCACCAATCATCATCTGCCGGTGATCCTCGAATCCCACAAGCGGGTCTTCCATGTGATGCATTAGGTACTCTTCCAGCATCTCCGAGGCTCCCGCCTCAGAATCCTTCTCCATGGCCTCTGTGAAGAACTGAACGCCGATTGCCAGGGCATCGAGTCGATCATCATGGGCAAGTGAGCCCCGGTCCTTGGTGATCCTGGAGAGCTGATAGAAGCCGCTGTACTTGATGTCAGTCGTACCGTCGATGTTCAGCGCAGTCTCGTAGTCCCGCGCAATGACATCCTCGGAGACCACCAGCTTGTGGCTACCCAGTACAGGCTCCAGAACGTCACAGATGCGTAGCTCTTTCTGTCCCTTTGACTTGACCTCAGTGACTGCACAACGGTGTGTACGGGTCATCACAGGGCTGAACAGCTTCACGTACATACCATCACCGAAGTTACCCTCAATGATCACTTCGTTGACCTTGAAGCGCTTGCCGATGTCTGCCAGGGCCTGCAAGGTCTTGTCATCGTAGCCACCACGGAACCCGCCCCAGTCCATCAGGAAGATGTAGCCGTTGAGCATGTAGAGGACGGCGTAGCCAGTCTCATCCTTACCGCGACCGCTCGGGTCGATCACAAGTATCTTCGCGGAGTACGGTGCAGACGCTTGGCCTACAGTCTCGTAGCGGTGGAAGCGATCCCCCTTGAGGCCCACGTTAGGCAAGCCCTTGGCTTCGTTGTTACCGTTCGGCAACCACTGCAAGGTCGTAGGGGCTGTATCGAGGCTGAAGCGCCCCACGATGAAGTCACGCAGTTTCAGAGGGTACTTCTCGGCATCGCTCAGGTTCGGGTTAAGCATGAACTGAAGAGCGAAGCCACCCTTTCCGTATGACAGCTCACGCTCACGCAAGTCAGTGTCATCGAATCGAACAGGGTCTGTAGGTTTCCAGTAAAGGGTCCCGTCAGCTTCCAGCTCGTTCGCAATCATTGGTGCCAAACGATGGCCGTAGCTCTCACGGTCTTTCTGGTCTTTCGGGTATCTCGCAGGCCAGATGGTGGTCACATAGCCACGGTTTTCCAGCTCACGATAAAGAGTCATCTCAGTTTGGGGAGTACCCAAGTAGATGATGGTAGATGCTTCACCCGGCTTCAGGATCGCATCGAATTCCTTCACGAGTTCGCCCAGGTGATCCCTTGCGGACTGCGTAGCGGAGTTGTTCGGAACCTCAACGTCATCCGCGATAAGGATGTCAGCACGGGAGCCCGCCAGTTGGCCGGTGATACCCACAGACTTCACAGAGGGCGAGTGGTCTGGCTTGGCCGGTCCCACATCGAAACTCAAGGAGCTATCCCGCTGCCCAGTCCCTGTCTTCAGTTCTGCAAGGAACGGTAGGAGGTCGATGATTCTCTTGATGAAAATAGAGTTGGCGTCTGCCCGTTCCTTCGAGGCCGACACGATGAGGAACTTGAGCTGTGGGTTGTTCCACAACTTCCAGACCACAAAGGCACACGTAATGAAGGACTTGCCGATGCCCCGGAAGGCTTGCAGGATGAACCTTCGCTGCTTTCCGTCACTTAGGGTACGTGCCATGTCGATCTGGCACTTGGTAGGTTTAGGGAGGTTTAGAGCGCGCCACAGGACAAACAAAAAGGCCACAAAGGACCTTTTCATTAACGCTATGTCCTGCTCGCCAGTGCGAACAGTTCGGGTCACTCAGGATCACCCGGCCACTTCACCTGTTTAGCGCGCTCTCGAATCTGTGCCAATGCGGCTTGTTCTGCACCATATTTAGCTTGTTCTTTTTTCTTGTCGCGGCACTCCTTGAGATTAATGACCATTCATTTACTCCTTTGTAGTTCTTTAATTGCTCCTTGCAGGCCCGTTACTTGGGCGTCACATCGCTGGGCTTGCTCGATAAGGAATCGAGAAGTGTCTTCTGATAAGTCGGCGTAACCATCAGGGACGGGTCTACCTGCACTTGTGACTGAACGCACGGTTGCATCGGCAAGTTTGACCCGCAGGCTGATACCGTCATTACGCAACCTACCAATAACCCCGTCAGCCAAAGCCGACTGGTCTTTAAGGTACGCTTGCCATTGCAAAGAAATATCCGCCAAAGCCTTTTGAGATAGTTCACGTTCTTCCTCCTGTTTCTGCCTGTAGACTAAAGCTGTCTCAGCGTCCTCTTTAAGGTGTTTCTGGTCAGAGTCGTGATAGCCCTTGAAGTAAATCCCAAGGGCTACCAGACAGGCACACAGAAGCCCCAAGAGAACCTTGGTAAGGGTTGTCATGGTTGTGGCTCCTTAGTGTTGAGTTGCTGGACCGTAAAGTTCTTCGTCGGTCAACTCAGGGACTTCCGCAAGCGCGGACGCCAAGTCACCCAGTAGGGACTCATCAGGTTGCAACTTAGCGATAGTGAACTTGTGACGGTCGAGATACTTGCCGATGGCGTTGTATAGCTGAGGGGTTCGTAGCTCGGGACTCTTCAAGTCGCGCAAAAGATTCTTACCGGTCTCTGTGTCGATTGCCTCAAGTAGTTGTTCAAGAATAGATTGCGACATTAACCCTCCTGTTTTGTTTGGACCCCCTTCACAGTCTTGTAGATCAAGACGGCGCATTGAGTTAGCGAGTAGATAATGGCCGCTGCATAGAACCAGTCGGACATTGTTAAACCAGCAAAACGGCTTGCTACATCAGCACCAGCCGCAGCTACAACAGGAGTGGCGCGAACCACCCCTTGTGTAAAATCAATTTCAAGACTCATTAAGCACTCCTTTAGGCAATGGTAAGTTTGAAGATGAACACACGCCGAATCCCATACTGATTATTAGGTTTGCCAGCCTTCACAGTGATGCGCCGCCCGCCTTCAGTAAGGGTAAACAGCATTGCCCCACCGCTATCAAACTGCACGTTGTGTTCTTCGGTTGCAGACTCACCAAAAGGAATACAGTTGGTTGTCGAATAAAACTTGGCGCCGCCGTAAATCTCGAACATGTAGAAGTCACCGGACTGTAAAGGCTCGCGGAGATAAAACTGAGAACCCGGCGCCCCTTGGTCGCCTACACCGCCAACTGTGTCCACACCACGCTCCCATATTACCGAGGGGGTGTTACGCAGGCGCGTGCCAGGAGTGACGCGACTAAGCGCTCCATAAAGACTTCCTCCAGTCATCCATTCGGCGCGGATGTCCGCATTAGGCGGGATGGTAGCTTGAGGCAGGCTAATAGAGCCTCCCACGCTAATATCGGTGGCCGTGTTGACCTTGCCGTTAGGCTCCACGGTCATACCCACTGTGGTTCGACCGGCGCGGAGCCGGATTACCTGATCAATGCCCGCGTAGATTACTCCGCGATTCCCGCTCGGACCGTCAAACCATAAGTGAGCGTTCCCCGAGTCAGCAGGAGACACAGAGAAGAACGAGCCAGAGTTTGCGGTGATGGTGCCGGATACAGCAAAGTTGCCGTAGCCTGACAGGCTCGTCAGGGCAGTGCCTAAGTTGTCCCGGACGTACATCACACCGTTGTTCGAGTAATTGAAATTCATGTACTTTTGGTCGGTCAGCGCACTGCCTTCCTGCTGAATGAACAAGGAGGTGTGGATGTGATGAGGACCTTTGAAGATCGTCTTCACGCCCTGCACGAACTCAATAGTTCCCATGAACTCGTTGGCGTTACCCAGCTTGTTTGCTTCACTTGCTGCACGATTAGCCTCAAGCGCCGCACGATAGGCATCATCGTAGGACAGACTTGCAGAGTGGGCGCTTGCAGATGCACTGGCAGCGCTCTTGCGGGAGTAGTGCAGGGACGAGTAGAGACCTGTTTCCACGAGTTGGCCTTCCGGCATCATAGCGTAAGCCCTGGAGAGGCTCGCGTTGGCCACTGCGATGTCCTTAGAATCCTTAGCGGCACCTTGAGATGCAGCAGCCTGGCCCGCAGCGGCCTGAGAGGCCGTAGCGTGTCTATCGGATTCGTTTGCCATCTGCTCAGAACGTGCGGACGAGTTGGTGGAGTTTTCCGCATGAAACGCCGCCGCGTTAGCCATCAGCTCAGAGCGGTTAGCTTGGTTCAACGCCGAGGCGCCCCATGCTTTATCTTGCCGCAAGGTAACAGCGTCACCATCCAACACGGCATCTGCAAGGTTCACAAGGCGCCGACCACGGGCATCCAAATCACCATCGTTGTTCACCGCAATGGTGTCCGCAGTCAGGTCACGGGCTTCTTCAGCAATGTGCAGCGATTGAACCTGTGAGGTGTTCAAATCGTAGGCACGAAGAATCGACCCATCGGCAAAGTCAACGAGGCGATCAGTTGCCGAAGTAACCCGGCGAATCTCTATGCTTGTGAATTGATCACCCGGCCCCCACGCCTTTGTAGTCGTGATATTGGTACGGGAAGTAAACCGGTAGTCGGAGTTAAGCGTGAGGGTCTGCCGTGTTTTACCAATAAGGGTCACGGCGATGAACTTACGAGCCAAATACTCGAATGGAATTGTAAAGTCCTTTTGCGCACCATTGAGGGGATACGTAAGGACTGTCTTTGGAGCGGCCATTAAGTCCTCCTTGTGAGTTATGAATATGAGAAAGCAGACTCGTGGTGACATCTGCTTATAGTGGGGGCTTTTAGCGAATCTCTACGCCCTGCCCTTCCATCATCATGAGCAAGAGCTTTTGAGACACAGGGTCATTCGGCACGAGTCCACGAAGGCCATTGAATACACCAGTCATGTATTCCTGATCGGCTCTACGGGAGTCCGTACCAGCAGCGCCCATAGAGTTGAAACCCATCTGATACCCGCTTGCCACAGTCCCAATTGCTGGAACCTGTTCGGATACCCGGCCAAGGAACCCAGTGAACCCTTCAGACTTCGTGGGGGAGTACTTCATGGCACCTTGAGGGCGTTGTTCTTTGGGGCCCCGTGGGAGAATCGAAGAGCGCACAGCCGCCGCCTGATCGAAGCCCAAAGGCGCCGCTACGATGTTCACCAGCCCCAAAGGCGCACCGATGTGTGAGCTACGGGACAAAGCCGCATAGGCCAACATCTTGGGGTCCAGGGACTGCTGTAGGAACTTCTCACGCTGGTCTTTTGGCATCCCCGCTGCTTGGCTGTACTTCATCGCTACGTAGCCCGAAACGGCCAGTCCCGTAGAGAGAACCGCCTGCATGGTCTGGTCGATTGCACGACCGTTCTTCGTTGCATCGTGGTAGCCACGGATGAGCCGGGAGTTGACTGAACGCATGGTGAAGTTCTTGAACTGCATCGCCATCTTGACGCCCGCACCGTATGCCTCGGTGTCTACCGAAGACAGCTTGTGTGGCCGTAGGATCGTCTCATCTGCAATCTTGTCTCCCATACGCCACAGGTCCATGGTCCGAGGGTCACGCTGAAAGGCTGCTCTATCGGTGATCTTGTAGGACCCGTCAGGCTGCTTCTTCACGTAGGTCTTAATCAGGTCTTTCATTCCCGCGAACTGCTCGGGGGTGATAGACATAGACTTCAGGCGGGTGTCCTCAAAGAGCTTCGAGGCCCGACCGTCCACCACATGATTCACGAAGTCCGAGAGGACCCCGGAACGCCCTGCATCCGCGATGTAGTTAGACGACTCTGTGAGGAACTTGGTGAACGGTGATCGAGCTGACAGCTCCTGTGTGGTGTACTTCACAGAGCCCACAACCTGGGCAAGCATAGGGTTTGTTTCTGCCTGCTCTCGGAGACGCTGGATGATGTCCTGGCGGGTTGGCCGAATGTGGTTATCCAGCTCCCGACCGAAGACCATAGAGTGCATGTCTGCAAGGTCCTTTGCCTTGATCTTGGAGCCCCAGGCGGTCATCTCCTTGAGCAGCGGGACGCCCTTCAGGAGCATCCGTGTGTGCCCTTTAGTCACCATTGCGGCAACCTCAGTTATTGACTGCACGCCCATGTAGGCGTTCTTGGCGAAGAAGCTCATGTCTGCCAAGGCACGGGAAGCGGTTGCAAGGGCGCCTTCGGGGTCTCTTCGGGCACGGCCTGTCAGAATATTGAGCGCATCCTGCAACGCCTTCACTTCCTGCGACGTTCCCTTCCCCTTCTGGACCCCTGCAATCTGAGCCTTGAGTTCCTTCGTAGTTTTCCCCGTGGCCCCCATGATCCCAATGTCACCGTTCACACGGCGGTCATAGCTTGGGGTGATGCGCGCCAGGTCAAACTCACGCAGGTCATTCACAGAGAACTGTGAGCCATCACTAAGGGGCACCGCCATGTCCGAATCGAACAGGTGACGGCCTTCGAGGAAATTGTTGTTCTCCACGCCGACCAGACCTTCGGCGCTATTGTCGATGAGCGTTGCACGGTCGAACTGGTCCGAGTGGCTAATGCCGTATGCCTTGTTGCTGGCATACAGTTCAACAGCGGCGGGAAGGTCCTTGTCTTCCAGTACGCGCCCTTCGGCAATCGCAAGCTCCTTCAGATGAGTGTCCACCCGAGTCTTTACGTGAGGCCGTGCAGCGTAGGAAGACAACCACGACTCCTTAATGGCATCGCGCAGACCATCCGCCCCACCGAAGCGTTGGATGTTCAGGTTCTTCGCGGCTGAGCTGTAGACGTTCGGGATGTACGAGCCAGCGTGACGAGTCCCCGAAAGAACCGCTCGGGCGTTCCTGTTGCCGAACTGGGCAGGCGCTGCAAGGTATTCAGCCTTACGGTCGTAGTGAGCCTTAACGGTGCCCATCAGCTTCTTCTCACCGGCTGTGAGCTGCGCCGCCTTGGAACCCGAAAGGTCCTCAGTGGCCTCAGCGACACGCCTGAAAGCACGCTCAATGTGAGCTTGCCGACCGCCGTCAGTCATCGCATAGCTTGGGTCCTTGATGGCCTCAAGAACTTCATCGGAGATCTTATTGTAGGTCACATGGTCCTGCCCCTTGATGCGCTCAATGATGTCCGAGGCGGTAGCCCCAAACTTACCGTTAGAGCCGCTGATGGTCCCCGTAGGCGACCGGAATAGCTGATTGCCGATAGCGAGAATCTCAGGGTTCTCCGAGCGGTTCAGCGTGTAGCCAATCTCGGTGAATCCACCCATCGTCACACCACGGGCTGCACGGTCGTCAGGCATCACCTCCATGGCGTCCTGTAGGGTCTTAGGGTTCAGTGGATTGTCAGCAGACAGGATTGAACCGTCCTGCAAGCGCACTGCCCCAGGCTCGTTCGGGTGGTCGACATAGCTCACCCCAAAGGCTTCCTTGGGTTCCTCGCCGGCCAGCCACGGGAAGCGTGAAGGATCGTCCTGACCCAACTGGCGAGCGGTCTCACGGGCCTCCAAGCGAATGCTCGGACCAGCGAAGTCGTTCAGGTCGGGTTCCATATCAGGATGCAGGTCAAAGCGCTCATTCGGTAAGGCGGACTCACCGTGTCGCGCAAGGATCGATTCAAGGTCAGCGTCTGGAACATCTAAGCGGGGAGCCTCACGCGGTGCAGCCCTCAGCGCCTTATCAAACAGAGCAGTAGCCCCGGCACCGAACAATGCGCCACCTACGAGAGCCGTCCCGTAATGGCCCTCAATGCCTGTGATGTTTTCACGTAGACCCTCAGAGGCCACAGCAGCAGCCCCCGAGTACATCGCACCTTGAGCAACCCGAGAGATGAGACGCGCCCCGGTTGCCCCTGGAATAGGCGTGTAGGTCAGCGGGTCCAGACCGGCCCCCGCAAACCCACCGACGATCTGAGCGCCTGTCCCTGCGTTCCCAATACGTTGTTCATACGCCATGTTCTCCTTTGCCATCGCAATGGCGTTCGGGAGATTGGCCCGTTTGCCCTTGGCGTAGTCCTGCACGAAGCTGAAGTATTGAGGGTCCACACCCTCCTTACGAATCATGTCGTAATCGTCAGCGGTCCACTGAGAGGTATCGCTTGGGCTCACCCAGCCCAGCGGGTCATGGTCTTCCTGTGTCGCGTACCGGAACAGAGAGGCCATCGGTGAGGTAGCCAGGGAGGCCGCTGTGGCATCACCTGTGCCCTCGAAGGTGCCCTTTGCGGGCTTCCCAATGTGGTTCTCAAGGGTAATGAAGTCCTGCTGAGTCTGAGGGGCTGTGCCACCTTCCAGATTCATATTGCCCAACTGAGGGAGGTCCTGACCCACACGGACCTTAGAGCCTGCCGTCACACCCCGAGTAGCATCCTCAAAGCTGACGGCTTGGGCCTTTGGGTTGATGCCGGGATTGGTCACTCCTTGGGCATCGAACCATTGACGGGAAGGCGAATCACCGGACACGTCCAGCAGCTTGCGCATGTAGTTCTGGCCCTCGGGACTGATCTTGGTGAAGTCACCTTGATCCAGTGCGGCCAACTGAGGGGAGCCCAAACGGCCCTGGCCTTGGTTGTATGCCAAAGCGGCCTTCAGCAAGTCACCCTGATAGGCGCCTTTGAGGTCCTTGAGGTGACGGCCAATCGCTGGGACTGCCTTCTGTGGGTCCATACGGTCTTCAGGGGTCATCAGACCGTAAGCCTTACCAGTCAGCTCTGTGAACTGTCCGAGACCCAAAGGGCCTGTAGGGGACTTGGCGTTGTTGTTAAAGCTCGACTCGTTGTAGATGAGCTTGTGCATGAACTCGTAGGGGATTTCATTACGGTCAGCCTCTTGTCGAATCATGGCGTCGTAGGGTGTCCCCTTGGCCTTCACAGATTCATAGTCGTTACTCATAGAGGTCTCCTTTATTCAGGTCATTGTTTGCGGGCACCTCCGAGGATGTACCGGTCGTGTAGCTCTTGATCTTTCTGCGCAGACTTCACGTTCTTGTCGAAGGCCGCTTGTTTCTGCTGTGCAGCACGATCCCGTGCAAGGTTCCCGAGGGCATCCTTACTGAGTCGGAGTCGTCGCCCCGTAAGGGACTGGATGATGATGTTGCCTTGGGTTGCAGTGACGGTTAGGCCACCCGCACCCCAGTCGGCGTCTTTACGCAGGTTCTGCATGGTCTCGTCGATGATCGACTTGCCGGTCTCCCATGAAGTGACATCGTTTACGTCCGTCATGAGGTCCCGTTTACTGACCATCCCGTGGAAGCTGTTAGAGCTGAAGGTGCCCTTGTCGTCGGTGAATGACACAGCGGTTTTCTTCAGGTACTCCGAGACGGCACTTGCTGCTTCGTTGGAATCACCAGACCGCAATGTCACCGCATCGAATACCTGACGGGCTTGGCTCTCGAATTGTCCAGGGATGAACTTCAGTTCCTTGTATCCGCTGTCGTTCTTGACGGAAGACCACTGCTCATCCCTAAATTTCGATTCGTCCTTGCTGAGGCCCTTTTTGGACTTCTCAGCGTCGATCAGAATCTGTGGATCGATGCCCGACTCTGCCGAATACCGAAGTTTCTCAAGGAGGCCCGCTTGATCCGGGAAGAGCTGAGCAATGGTTGAAGGATCTTGCTGATAGGCAGCTTGCAGCTCCTTCAGGCGAGGCATGTCCGCAGTCGGCTCAGGGTTAAGCAAAGCGCCCTGCCACTCCCGAGAGGCGTCCGTTAAGAGGGTCTTGAAGTTCTCTTGAAACGGCCCCTTGTCGTAGTCAGCCCGAAGCAATGCAGCCTTCATTGCGGACTTGTTCTCTTCGGGGATGGACAAGGCGTTGATCTGATTCAGCTTGTTGGCTGCATAGGTCGCCATGTCACTCTCTTTGAACTCCCCGGTACTGTCATTCACTGGGAGGAACTTAGGGGATACAGCGACGTTCTCCTGACTCATTCGGCGCGCGTAAGCGTCTTCGATTACAGCCTGTCGGTTGTCTGCCTGGGCAGCTTGTTGCAACTTCAAGAGACCCGCCTGTGAGTCCTGGGCCACCTTGGCAATCATCTGCTTCTTCGCGTCGATCAGCTTTTGACGTTGAGGCGTCATCTGCTCCCCCGTCTGAATCCAATCGTTCCCCTGCTCAAGTTTATTGAGAGCCTGCCAACCTGCCGCTGGGTCCACTTGATGCACTGCATTGGCAAGGCCAAGCTCGAACTCTTCGTTTCGCTTTGAGTTGCGCGTGTAGGTGGACGTAGCGGCCTTCATCTTCAGGTTGTCCATCATCTCAGGACCCAACAAGTCCGCGACCTTCCGCTGGCCCCCGTAGACGTTGATCGTCTTGTCTCCCAAGTTATCCAGCAGCGTCACGCCGCCGTCCTTCTCTACAGCCGAAGAGGCCACTCGCTGAAGAGCCTGAACCGCGTGGCCGTCACTCGGGAACACGCCGGTCTTGAGGTTATTATTGAAGTAGCTCGCAAAGTGTTCCGCGCTTGCAGGGTTTCCCAGGATCTTCGGGTCATCCAACATAGGCTGAAGGTCAGCTTGGGTCTCAAGTACCGCTTGGGTCTCAAGGTTCTTGGAGAGGTACTGTGAGTGCAGGTCGTAGACGGCAGCGTTGCGCTGAGTGATGTCCGCATTGAAACCTTGCTGGTACATGGTGTCATTAGGATCAATACCTGCCATCTCAGCGTAGTTCTTGGACTTCTGCTCCATGCGAGTTTGGCGCCACTCATCCAGCTCCTTACGGGATCGGAAAGACCCCTTCTGGATTTCCGTCTGGACCTCGTTATCCACCTCGTAGGCAGCGTTACGGCCCGACTTGAGGCGCAGTTGCTGCATAGCGTCTGGATCATCTGCATAGAGCAAAGTCCCCTCCCCGATTGCCTGGCGCCGCTGCTCAGGGGTCAGCTTTCGGATAATCTCGTTTGAGCGCTCGTCTGCCTGAGACTTTCGGTTCTGCTCGTAGGAAGCAAAGGAATCCCCACCAGCTTTCACGAAGTTCCGCATGGCATCCCCAAGGGAGGTGTCCAAGACGGGCTTAGCGATTCGTGCAGCCTGATAGCCTGTACCAGACCCCGCTCGGAAGCCTTGACGGCCCGCTGTTGTTTGGGCTGATTGGCCCAGTGCTTGTGCAATTTCATTAGCCATTACGCTGTCTTACCTCCCGCTGGTGTCGTTGAGGCGCCCTTACCGAACTTGCCACCAGATGCCGTATAGGCACTGCCACCAGCCGATACGATATTCAGGGCGTTGGCGATGTTGTTCACCTTGTAGTTATTGCCACCTGCACCACGTACAGCAGCCTTAGAGTTCTCAGAGCTGCCCACACGATTCGCAAAGATCGACTGATAGTCACGCTCGTAGTTTTCAGTGATGTTCATCTTCTGCGCCGATGCATCATTGGCTACAGAGTTCTTGATCCGGTCCATGGAGTTGCCCGCAAGACCCGATTCGCCTACAGCAGCGTTGATGGTCCCTTGGTTACGAAGGGCCTGTAGGTTCACCTCAGTGAGCTGACGGCGGGCCTCATCGTGTTTATCCACGGTTGCAAGTTTCTGATCGTTCTCCGCGAAGTTCGCTTGCTTAACGATTTCGTTTTGAGACTTACGTTCGTTGTCTGTCATCTGGCCTTTAGCCTTGGCCCCCTCCGATGCACTCATTGCTGCACCAGCCACGGCGACAACCGCCAGACCGATGCTTACGGGTTCGCACATAGCGCCGCCCTCCTATAGCCAGAATTGTTTAAAGGCAAATCCGGCAGGTGACATAAAGATGCCCTCGTTGAAGGAGGCTCCCAGCTTTGTCAGCAAGCGGATGTGTGCGTGGTTGTCCACAGAAACCCAGTTGGTTTTAGGACTCGGTGAGCGCTGCTTGACCCAATCAAGGTTCGCTTTAAGCAGGCGGTAAAATTGGAAGCGTTCGGCTGGGGTCAGCATGTGGACCACATTGGTCGTCACGAACCAGATACCCAGCGCGGTATGCCCGCCTACTGCCAAGACCAGGGAGCCCACGACGATTGCCTGGGCGTGTTCATCAATTGCTTCCGGGAGAACATCGCGGGGGTCTCTACCGGCTTTCATACAGTGAAACTCTTGAAGGTCCGAGGCGCAAAGGTCAGCAGCAGCAGCCTTTAAGTGGGCCTCAGTGGCCTTGATCAGTCGCATAGATTCCTCCTTGTATTTGTTATCTCCTTACACGCCACTTGACCGGCGCATGTAGTTACCCTCCCAACCGCATCCGATGATGTTCAGAGGGACTGGTGCATAGGACGAAAGGGTTACGCTTTGAGCCTTGGCGTTGCCCGTGACTGGGAACTTGAATTGCCCTGTACCCAACGTGAGCCCGCCAAGAGTTGCTTCTGTGCCCAGGCGCCCACCTGCCATCACGTACACGAACTGTGTGGACCCATTGTTCACGTTGATTTCAAAGGCGCCCGAATTGTCGTAGTTCACCCATGCTCGCCGTAGCTGAAGACGCCCGATGTCCTCGGTATTGGTCGTACCGTCATCTGCTGTTTGCTTGATGAGGAACTTTGAGAACTCGTATTGAAAGCCGTATTCATGACCAACGATGAAAGTCGTACCCATGCGATTCCCGACTAACTTAATCCGGTCGTCCACATTCCAGTTGTCCGAGGTGTGGCGCTCTAAGACGCCCTGTGGGTCCAGGGTGTAGAACACTGAAAGGTGATCAGGAACACCGCCATAGATGTCGCTCAGGCTCGCATAGGTCTCATTCCGGTCCTCGTCATACCGCGTAGGTGTCATCAGCTTCTTCATGTCCATGTAGGCCCGATAAGGCTCCTGCATGTAGTCCACGGTGTCTGCTGTGAACTCGATGCGCTCCAGGCACATACCAACACCTGCACGCTCATTCAGCAGGTACATATACGAACCAATACAGTCAGCCGCCAGGACCCGGTTGGTAATACCGAATTCCCAATGTGACCACGACTGCTGTACCAGCTCTTCCTTGAGGTAGAGGAACTTGTAGATGTAGACCTTGTTTTCTTCGGAATCCGAAAGGACGGAAACGAAGTTCTCAGTACCTGACCCGTGGATGTGATAGACCACGTTTTGCAGATAGCTTGGAACGTGCGAAGAGATGTCTTCTGCTGACTTAACGTCGCTCACATCCTGCACCGCGTAGTACCGCTTGAGGCTCGTATAGGCTGCTCTCGGTGCAGCGAAGTAAACACCCCGCCCAATCCCAAAAGGCCGTGCCCCATCGCTCACATCGAACTCTGTGGTTAGGTCCAACTGGGCCGTCTTGGTCGACATGATCCCCTGAGAGGACAGAACGAACTGGGCCTGATCGGACCACAACAGCAACTGTTCGGAGAACGGTACGGCGTACTTTAGGATGCTCACCCGGTTGTGGCTGATAGCTACGTCAATAGGGTCGTCGTCACTAAGCGAGCTGACAGAGGCCGGGAAGAAGTTGAAATACTTCGAGGTCCTGGACATCACAACGTTTTCACCCGAGAGGAAACCTAAGCGGTTCCTGAAGAAGAAAATGTCGTTAATGGTCGCCTCTACAAACGAGGGCATGGGGTTCGTTAAGTCGTCCCCACAGGTTCTGTCAGGCCACGTTAAGGCTTTCCAGTCAAACTGACCGTCAGCCGCTCGGACCAGGGCATGAGGCATAGACGTTGGTTCAAACCCGGTAATGATCCCCGGCTTGACAGTCTCCTTCCACACCTGCCCCGCTGAGTCATACCGAACCCAATAGTTATCCCCGGTGCGTGATGCCTCCCCTGTGATTTCCACGAGGTATCCGTCAATGCACTGAGCGGGCAACTTGGCGAACGTCTGGACCTGATAGATGAACGAGTTGAGCAGTTGGTTTGCGTAGCCGTCCTCGGTCTTCACGGTCTTAATGTCGTTCCCAGCGGCTGTCACAATGATCCAGCCTTGGCCCGCCTGTGCGGTGATCCCGCGAGAAGCGCCGTTAGTGTTGATCTGTGCGGCCATCTGAGTAGCGATGTAACCGGCATCCGTCTGCTCCACCTGGGGCGGGGTAGTCACCACAGAGTCACCCACGGGCATCTTCAGGATTGCCATCTGGACATCGTTGATGTGTATCTTCAGGGTTCGGCCGTATTGACCGCCTCTGACGTTGATTACACAGCGCCTCGTCATAGAACCGTAGTCGGCATGGGTCAGCGTGCTTTTCATTGCTGTCAGCTTGTTGCGGTTGGTAACGAACGTGTAGTCAGCGACGGTGATTAAGCGCAGGTCATTCCGTGGATGCTCACAGTTGGCATAACCGTTGTAGCCCCGGACGGTGTAGCGGTTCCCCTTGAGGTCCGCAACTTCAACGCCCTGCCCCGTGAACACCATAAAATACTGTTCGGATGCATCACGGTTCACGAGGTGGATTAGAGGCTTCGCGCCAAACATACCCACGGCACCCAAGCGCTTCACAAAGGTCGTCGGTGCGCGCTTCTGTAGACCTTCAGTTTCTGAAGACCATCCATTGATTTGTACCTTACCTTGGTTACTGAAGCGCAGAATGTCCGGCTGTTGCGATATACCTCCTTTAAGGTTCTTAACACTTTGGGAAACAAGACCCATGTAGTGACCTCCTTGTTATTGGAATTAACGGGAGATTCGGCCACCAGTCCATGCGTCACCATCGAGCATGTTGTAGTTACCATAATCAAGTTCGTACTCCTGGCATTCAGCCCAGGCGGCTGCCTCCTGCTCCTGTAAAGAGCCCTCAATCTCACCGGCCCCAAAGAACCGAATATTGAAACGCCGGGAGGCCTTAGCGACGATGTAAGAGCGAAAACACTCAGGCATCTCTTGGTATTCCCGAAGGCGAACCAGGGCCACAGTTATGGGTGCCGTAAACACATCGCTCTTCGCTGTACGGTCGTATAGAAACCCACTGCGGTTTGAATAGTTTCCGGTGGTGATCTTTAGATAATCGCCGAGATAGTTAATGAGCCCCGAGAAAGTATCAGGGGTTAACGTTGCATCCTCTTCGATATTGAAAGCCCAGCCTTTAGACTGGACTTCACGATTTACCTGATTGAGTAAGCGACGACAGTTAGCCACATCAGCGTTAGGGTCCCCTTCCAGGGAACTAACAGGCGACTCGCCAATAGCTGCAAGCATGTCATTAACTGCTGACAGCTCATCGTCGGACTCAATGAATGATTCAAGGCTTGCCATTAGGCCCTCCTGAAGTTATGTGCAAGAAACAAAAAGCCCCTCGAACCCTTTAAGAAAACGGGATGAGGGGCTTTAGGTGGTTTTAGGAAGCAGCAGGCACAGTCACTGCGCAGCTCTTAGAGAAAGAGCCATCTACAGTTGTGCATGTAATCCCAGCGGTTCCTTGAGCAACGGCCGTAACGACTCCCGCAGAACTCACAGTAGCCACAGCTTCATTGCTGGACTTCCATGTGACAGAAGTATTAGTGGCCTCAGCAGGCGCAACGGTAGCCGTCAGAGACTTAGAGTTTCCGATTTGGAGAGTCATAGTCGCTTGGCTAAGCGTTACGCCAGTTACTGAGGTCAGGCCGCTGTGAAAACCAGTGCGCCAGCAGCTTCAGGACGCAGGCCACCGTGACCCATCGCGTAGCGACCAATGATCTGATCAGCCTGGAATTCAGGACGGCGGGCACGCTCCAGAGCCATATCTTTCAGCTTCACGGTGCCCACAGCCGAACGGTGGTTGAACAAAGCGACCACGTTATCCAGAGCTACCTGTACGTCACCGCCAGTTGTCTCAGGGAACGAGTGCTTACGGTTGGTGCCTTGACGGTCATCACCTGCACCGCCCTCAGTCAGGTGTGGTACTTCGATGATCTCGAAGCCCATCACGTTCTTGATGTTGCCAGTTTCAGGATCGGTCAGCGCCGAGAAGTTGGCAGCGTTAGGCAGCAGTGCGGCCAAGATAGCGCTGTAGTATTCAGGCTTGGTATAGACCTTACGATCTTGAGCGGGCACATAGTTCCGGGTCAGTTTCGCACGGGCAACAGTAAGACCTTTCAGGATCGCTTTACCCAGTGCCTCGGCGTCAGCTTCCAGAGTGGCCTTAGAGCCGATCTTCAGAACGGTCGCAGTGCCCAGGCCTTCGATGTTCTCGTTAGCAGCCGCTGGCAGGTTGCACAGCTTCGCCATCTCGGCCAATACGGCACCGTCAGCAGCGATAGCCAGAGCCTCACCCAGTTGAGCCGAATACTCAGCGCCGACATCGTAGTGGTTCATGGCGTTCTCAATATCGAAGATCAGAACGTCCGAAGCCAGCAGGCCGTCGATGGTGATTACTTTCTCAGCATGTTTGATGTCGCCGCGCTTATCGTCCAGGCTCTCACCTGCCGCAAGGTAGTAACCAGCAGTGCGGCCCATAACAGGGAACGAAGCGGACTTACCGTTTTGAATGGTGCGGACCATGTGTTTATCCATGGTTACTGCACGACGCATGAAAGCAGTCAGAACTTCGCCACCGAAAACCTTTAGAAAGTTAGCAAGTTTGTCGGCATCGGTACTACCCTTACCTTGGTTCTTACCAATCTGTTGACCACCTTTTGCGTTTGCCATTTATAGTTCTCCTTATGCAGTTATCTCCGGGCACAGAAAGGCCTTCAGACGGATGTCCGAAAGTATCTTTCTGTTATAGTGGGGGTTTTAAATCAGAGGCCTTACCAAGAGGCGGCAAGTACCTTATTACGAACTTCTTGAGTGTACTTAGCGTCTCGACCATAGCGAGAATCGCCCATCGCTTTAACCATCTCAGTTTGAGACGCAAAGCCTTCAACTTGCTGTGCAGGGGTACGACCGGCAGGAGCAGCATTGCGGCGATTCAAAGTTCGCTCTGGCTGCTTACCGAACTTCTTTGCCTGACTTGCCATGCCCAGGTTGATTACCGTTTGAACGGTGTTCAGGTCCCGGCGCTCAATGGCGTCATACAGCGAGTCCATAGACTTCGGAGAGTTGGCTTTCAGGTGGGCCACAACGCGGTCGAACTGTTCCTTGCCGCCTGCATACGCCACGATCTTGGAGACGTAGGCTTCTGCTACAGCTTCCTGCCCCTTCATGAACGAGTTGACGAAACCAGCCGAATAGCCAGCTTTAGCCAACTGCGCATACGAGTCGTCCGAGAGTTTCCCGTCAGCTTCGTATTCGTCTTCGATACGAGCCGCTACGTCAGCAGGGAGACCCGCTTTGATTGCCTGGGCGCGCATCTCATCGAAGCCCGTGGAGTATTCCTCAAGCTGCTGAGAGGCTTCGGTCAGTTCTTCATCAGGATCGCCAAGGGGCGTAAAGCCATCCTCACCCTGTTCGGGCTCAGCGCCGTCCGACTCATCTTCACTTTCGGTGCCCTCTTCGTCTTCGCTGGCTTCCTCAGTGGACTCTTCGGTTTGCTCTTCAGAGTCATCCGCAAGGTCAATCGAGGTGTCGCCGTCACGGGTAGCCACGTCCAGGGCCAACATGTTCTGAGCGTGTTCAGCAGGATCGCTGGAAGACATCACAGCGCTATTCACGCCGAAGGACGCATAGACGTCAGCGGATTGGTAAACGTGGCCCACGGCCAGAGCCAGCATGTTGAATCGCATAGGGTCTCCTTAAATGTATTTTTGAGGTGTTCTGTCAGGCCCCGATAGGGCCCGCTTGAATGCCAGCGGTGTTCATGGCTGACTGCATGTTTTCCGGGCTTGCGGTTGCTTGCGCAGCCACACCCGCGCCGAGACCTTGAGCAGCAGCCTGACCGCCTTGGGCGACCATCTGTTCGGCTTGGCGTTTGGCCTTGTCGGCGTCCGTGAGCAGGAGCCCAGCAGTGTCCATACCAATGGCGTTGGCGAGGCGAATCTTGAGGTTGCTCATGTTGATGTCAGGGTCTTGCATGAGCGGCGCAATCGCTTGCAGGCCATTGAAGAACTGAGTCAACTTGTCGAGGTCCTGCCCACGGCCAAGTGCTTCCAGCCCAGTGCTTACAGTTGGCTCTACGGCCTCCTTGGGCATGTCGGGAATCTGAGAGGTGGCTTGAAGCTGGTTCAGCAAAATCCGCACAAGCGGCAACTGAAGCTCCTGGGAGAGGATCGAATAGACCCCGCCAAGAGTGTCCTCAAGCTCGCTTGCCACATACCGAATCTCTTCAGCAGTCACACGCTCACCCGAACGCTGCACGGCTGAGTTCAGCATGAAGACATAGGCCAAGCGGCCTTCAATGGCATCCGCGACAGACTTAGCGACTGTGAAGTCAGCTGTCTTTTCGAGCTGCAAGAACTCGATATCAGCCTTACGGCCTGCAACGAAGTCGCCTGTCTGTGCCTTGGTCAACCGCCGCACTTGGGTCATCCCGTTAGGGTTCACCAAGCCCACGACCTTCGAGGCGATCATTGAAAACTTGATCATGGATTCGTGAAGGTTCTCCAGGGACGTTAAGTCGCCCAGGTATTCCTCACAGTGGGAACGGCCATAGTTTTCACCGTCCCGCTTGGTCCATCTCACAGCGATCCATGGAACCGCATCGGGTGGGTATTGCCCATCAGTGCCGTCCACTTCCTCACCGTCCACTTCCTGATAGCTCAAGAAGTCGCCTGACTCATCGTCAAGGTAAACGTGTGTGTAGACCTCCACTTCTTCATCGGGCTTTTTGTCGCCAGAATCCGAGAGGGAGTTACGGACATCTTCAGGAAGGGCCGCGTAGGCCACCTTGTCCAACGTGACAATCTGCAAGACGTTCCCGAAGGAGTCCCGCTGAACCACATAGGAACTCAGGGGATAGAGCTTCATCGGGTTGTAGCCCGTAGAGCTTGCGTCCGGCTGTGGTAGGTGAAGGCATCCATTGCCTGCCAGGGCCAACTGTCGAATCAGCTCAAAGAGCGTCACCCGGTAGCTGTTGGCTTCCATGAAAGACATCATGATCCGCTCAACCATACCCAAGCCTTGATCCACGATTGCCAGTTGCTCAGGGTCAGTGACCAGTTGCTTTGCCTGCCACTCGGACACCTTCAGCTTCATCCAGCTTTGCAGCGGGAACAGAGCGAGCATCACCTTGGCGGACAAGTTGTTAAGACCACGGGCACCCACTGCCTGCCACGGTGTGGTGTAGTCAGTCGAGGCGTTATCCGAGGTCTTTGGGAACAGCGAGGGTATTGTTACTTTCGCGCAGTTTTCAGCGCGGGTCTCGTAGGGAACACGGTCATTCTTCAAGCGGTCATAGACTGCCTTCGCCGATTCTTCTCCAAGCCCTGTGCGAGCCGTAGAGGCCATATAGACCTCCTTAGATGTTCAGACCGGTCCCCTGGCTGCGTGATACGGAAAGGGATCGTTTACCCTTCGCCTTGGCGGCTCGTTTTGCTGCTTCGCTATCGCCATCTTCGCCAGTCTGCGTGTCCTCTTTAGGAGCTTCGACTTGAGCAGCGGCTACGGGAGCTGGCGCCTCAACAGCAGCGGCTACGGGAGCTGGGTCTTTAGGCTTATCACTACCGCCACCAACCAAGCCTCCTGTTAACTTTGAAACCTTCTTGAAAGCCTTCTTGAAAAAACCCATTAGTTCCTCCTTGTAGTTATTAACCTCGTTTAAGGGCTCGTTTAACGGATGAACTTGAAGATGCCTTCTTGGCAAGTCCGGTGTCCTTTGCGACAGCAGCGGCTGGAGTACCATCACCCTGCTCTTCCTTTTTGACCTTCAAGTCTTTAATGCCATCGGTTGTTTCCGGCTTATCACCATCGCTCCCATCACCAAACTCGACACCTTTAGGTGGCTCTTCCATTACGGGGGCTGGGGCAGCGATAGTTGACGGGTCGACCTTTGGCTGTTTGGCTTTTGCTGAGAAGCACATAGAACCTCCTGTCAGTCTTCTTCGGTTGGAGTGTTCCGCTGCTCCTGCATCAATTCGATAATCTCAGTGACAGCAGTCATGCCCTCAAGGAACCCGCCAATGAATGACTCGGAGTAACCCGCCTTACGGAGGTCCTCAAGTACACCAGTACGGATTAGATAAGAAGCATTGCAGCGGACGTTAAGGTATTGCGCGGAAGCATTCGGAATATCGGGGATGTTTTCAGGATCACTGATTACCGCTTGAATATCATTTAACACAAGAGTTACACCTCCTTATCGGAGACGAAAAGATGCCTTTAAGAAGACAGAAACTTTCAGTCTCCTATGGTTATAGTGGGTGCTTTAAAGTCGAATCAGAAACACGCCGAGCAACACGCCGAAAGTGAGGCCCGTAAAGAACACCTCTACGGTTTCCATAAGATCGGCTTCTTGTTCTCGTGGTCCCAGTCAGACCAGCGCAGGATTCGCGCGACCTGGGCCTGTTGCAAAAGCTCAGCCTCAGTCATGTCCTTTGATGCAGCTAACGAGACCATGCAGTCCCACAGCGTTTCCATCTCGGAGGGGGCACGGGAAGCCCAGTAGGCAACCTCTTCACCCTTCCGTGGGCCGGACTTCATGACCTTTGTAGCCGCGTAGAAGAACAGCGGAGAATCCAAGAACTCTTCGGCGACTACAGGACCCACACCGGGAATGCCAGAGTAGCCATCTGTCACGTCGCCTATGAGGGTCTGGTACATGTGATAACGATCCGCCTGGGCTTCGCTGTTGCGCATCATCTTGCCCTTAGTGAGCCACATGAACATGCCGGGGACCGTATTGAAGTCCTTGTCGCAACTTGCGGAGACCACAGCGACACAGCCAGCAAGGGCCGGGTTAGTCATCAAGATCCCGCAAACGTCATCACCCTCAACGCCATCCCAGCGGAAAGCGTTGTCACCGTAGTGCTGCATGCAGGCCTCGACAAACGCCGGGTAGCCCACAGGCTTACGCTTGCCTTTACGGTTCGCTTTGTAGGTCTGCAAGACCTCTTTACGGAAGTTGTCAGAGCCCGAGATGATGCACAGCGGCACCAGCTCAAAGGGCTTCTTGTTCTTCTTGCGGATGTCCGCTTCGATGCTCGCCAAGATGGACTTAATGGTCCCGCCCAGGATGCCCCGAGCTTTCGCGTGGTCGCACTCAAGGGACCAAATGTCATCACCCCAGTCCTGCTCACGCTCGCTTACGGTCATTGCCTCGAAGATCAGGAAGTCCATGTCGAGAGCCACGCCGATACGAGCGGTCATTTAGCACCTCCATGTTTCTGCAAGAACAACTGACCCGCTGTCGTCAGCGACCAGACGCCCATGTTTCGTCCGTCAGTGGACACACACGAGATGTGGCCCCGTGATGCTGCCTCAGATACGCCGTGGGCATTCTTTCGGTAGAAGTCGGATTGGAACGTGCGGGCTTCCTTTTTGATGGCGTAGAGCATCCGAATGTATTCACCCATCAGGACACCACTTGGGTCTGCACTGGGCTCATGCGGGTAATGTTCAACTCCCCAAACAGCGAGGCCAGTTCACTGCGCATATTTTCCCGAATGCCAGCCTTGGTTAGGAGCAACGCCATCTCTTCATCAGTAGCTTCAAGAGCCTTTTTGACCAGAGCTTCCTTACCCAGCACTACTTCATTGGTGGCGAGGCCGATACGTAAGCCCTCCCGAATTTCAGAGAGGTCATTAGATGAGTAAACAACGCGGGTCGTGAAGGTATGTTGCAGGTTCAGTGTGATAGCCATAGGGCCTCCTTAATTATTGGTTAGTGACATTCGCGCCAAGTCGGTCCGATCTTTCCTTCCGTATCGAGGACACAGCGGAAGCCGAAGGACTCGCCTACATTGCGAATGGCTTGCTGAGCAGCGGCCACACAGACCTCCCCAATCTCTTGGGTGCGTGCAGCAATCTGTAATTCGTCGTGGACCCATGCCATGAAGCAGAAGTCGCCGTCCCATCCGTGGATGAACCCGTGGTCTTCCATAAGGAGCCTTTCGGTTTCCACGACCCACGCCTTGCAGATGAGCGCACCGGCCGACTGAAGGAGCGTGTTTAGGGCACTGTGAGGTGAGCGGACGTGAATCTTTCGGCCATCCAGGCCCTTGATCCAACGGCGCTTCCACTTGATGTCAAACTTGCGAAGGGCTTGGTTCCACTTCTGGTCTGAGATTAGGGATTCTTCAAGGGCTTCGCGGAGAGACTTGATAACGGGCGTACCTTCCAAGAAGGCTTTCTTCAGCTCTTTACCGCGTTTCGCACCACCCCCAACGATTGATCCGATCTTGGCGTCACCGGCCCCGTAAAGGAACGCATAGATGAACGTCTTCGCCATGTCCCGCCAACGGTCGTGGTCGTGATTGGACTTGTCGCGGATGGTTGCCTGACAGATGCCAGCAGCCACGCCGTTAGCCCAATGCACGTCACCGTTAAGCACCTGATCGGCGTAAGCACCATCGTCGTACTTGGCCCCAAAGTGCCCCAGGCAGCGCAGCTCAAGACCCGAAGCGTCCACGCCAACCTGTACGCAGTTCTCCCAGCCCTTGAAGCGCTTCTGAGCGAAGACAGCACCGAACAAAGCACGGCATTCAGGCCCATAAGGACTCTTGGCGCTGGGGACCTGGCCCATGTTCGGATAGCTGTGAGTTGCGCGACCTGTGACAGCCCCATTGGGGTTGATAGAGCCGTGCATTGAGCCGTCCGAATGGACCAGTCGCATCCATGCGTTATCACCTTCGGCCAACATCCCGATTCTCTTTTGGATCATCAGGTAGTCGCGCACCAGGGCGATGCAGGCTTGGGCGTCCGGGTCAGCAACGGTCACGCCTTCAAGGGTCTCGTCGTCAACCTTTGGGGCGCCCTTGTCCGTGAACTCAGTCGGTTCCCATCCAGCGTCTTTGAGGACCTTGATGAGGTGCGCGCCGGATGCAGGATTGAACGTCACGAACTCGACAGGCGTGTATGGGGCACCCGCAAAGGTCTCCCGTGTGTCCTTCTTCTTGCCGTCTTTGAGGTAAACACCGCCGACCTTTGGGTACTTGACCCGAGGCATTGGGCGACCGTCAGACCACTTCGCAATGGCCTTACCTGTCTTGGGGTTTACGAACAGCTCATTGCCGCCCTTGGGTTGATACCAAGAGCCAAACGTCTTAATGAGCTTCACCAAGAGGTCAGAGCGCTGGCCTGCAAGATCCGCGTAGAGCCTTTCAGCCCCGTCAGAGTCGAACGGGAAACCGTTGCGCTCCATCTGAGCCAGAGCCCACGCAGTGTCATGCTCAAGGTGAACCGCACGGATTGACTGCATCCAGTGTTCGCCATTAGGAGCGAGCCCACTGGGGAAGTAGTACGGGTCGGACATCAACTTGGTAACGAGCTTGGTCGTGACTACAACGTCCTGAACGCAGTAGTCCTGCATGGCCTTTGACCAGTTCTTCCATTCGAGACCCGGCGTGTACACGGTGCCATCTGCAAGGCACTGGGCCTTAAAGTCGGTCGTGTATTCCCCTTTCATCTCGCCTAAGCGATAACCCCAGGCTTCCAACGCATGCGACCCAAAGCGATTGCCTGGGAGTCGCCCAGTACGCAGAAGGCCACCGTCTGTGTCTCTAAGATTCGCGTGGATCAGTCGGGACAGGACAAGGGTGTCCATGACCTTCTTGCGTGGGATGTTGAGGCGCTTACCGAAGTACTGACGCTTCAGCTTGTCGAGGACGGGGATGTCGTACTTGATCCCGTTATGGAAGACCACGAGCCCGTCAGGCTTAGCCGCTTCGGCCTCAAGCTGGGCGATGTATTCCTTGAGCTGGTCGGGGCCGAACTCGAAGACTTCACCAGTGAAATAATCCTTGCTGACCCCACAGTGAAACTTGCTGACGTTCTCAAGGAGTCCGTCCGTCTCAATGTCAGAAGTCAGCATTGGACGCTACCTTGATGCAGCTCAGCGGCAGCCATAGCCCCTTGGGCGAAGAGCTGGCCGGGAACGCATCGAAGTGAACAACCCAGCCAGTGAAGCCGTTTATTCTCTTCGACTTTTCAGACCCTTCCTCAATCCACTCCGTGGACAAGGCAGTGAAGCGCATGTAGCGGTGCGTGTAAGCGTTCAGAAAATGCCCAGGAGGCAGAGAAATAACATTGAATGTGGCCCCTGCGCGTACCGGGCAATTACGTTTCTCAGGAGGCGTAAGCAGTTCGGTGAGCTGCTCTTTGAACAACTCCAGCTCACTTTTGGTAGGAGCCTCCCAGCGTGTGGGAATGTTGCTTCCATAGCTGTATCCAAGAGATTCCAGCAGGGCCACTGCCTGCTCACCTTTACGCAGATGGGCACGTACTTTTTGATTGTCCACAGTGAATCCTCCAAACGATTAATTGGTGATGGGTGAGGGTCTTACTTAAGGTTGACTGAAAGGTCCCCAAACGAACGTGTGGAGACCCTTGGATCACTCTTAGATGAGAGCGGAAACCTTGGCGGCTTCTTCGGTCAGGCGCTTGCTCTCCTTGGCCGCGTCGAGGGCTTCAGCAGCCGCCTTTGCGCTGGCCTTAACGAGGAAGTCGGCTTGAGCCTTCTTGGCGTTTGCGGCCTTGGTCATTGCAGCGGCCAGTTTCTTCAGAGCGAATTTGTACAGTTTGATAATGGTCATAGGGTTTCTCCTTGAGTGGGTTAAAAGTCGGGGTTTGGTTCTTTCGGTATGTCGTCCTTCCAGTCGTCATCACTGTCCGGTTTCCAGCCATCGGGCATCTCGTCCAACCACCCGGTTTCCTTGTTGTAAACCAGATATCCGGCCACACCTGTGTCACCCGTAAAGCGGCACTTCAGGACCCTGATCGTGACCACGTTCGGGTTGTCCCCTTGCTGGTTACGCTCCATGGCAATGATGGTGTCGCTAAGCTGACGTAGAGAGCCGGAACCGCGAAGGTCCGTAATGGAAACCTGACGGCCTTCTTCGTGGGCCTTCCCTTTCTCGGGGTTCTTCAGGTGGCAGATAACGACCATGAGGATGTCATTGGTTTTGGCGAAGGTCTTCAGCTTGGTCATCAAGCGGTCGATGGTCTTCCGCTCGTCGCCGTTGTCATCCATGCCCGAAACCACGATAGAGATGTGGTCCAGCACGATCACCTTGCAGCCCTGCCCCTTCACCATAAAGTGCAGCTTGGACATCAAGCGGTCTTCTACGGATTCCGCAAAGGAGTCATAGAGAAACAGCTTGTCCGTCTCAAAGATGGCGTCAAAGGCAGCGTCAAACTCTTCCTCTGTGGTGCCATCCGGGTTCTGTCGATAGCGACGGCGCATGTGCAAGCCCACGAGGTCCTCAACGGTTTCCTCTACGGACTCTTCAAGCATCGCCACGCCTACTTCGAGGCCGTGCTGCTGGAACCAGCTATAGACGTTCTGGCGCACGAAGGTGGACTTACCCATGCCTGACCCGGAAGTCACCATAAGCAGCTCACCGGCCCGTGCATCCTTGGTCATACGGCGCAGTTCAGCAGGACCCGCCAAGGGAATCCTCGGGATGTCTTGCTTGTTCTTAATGCGGGACTTCAGGGACTTCGCGGAGACCACGCCATCGGGAACGAAAGGCGCGGCGTTCCACATTGCATCCATGACGGCTTTCGCTTGGCCGTTCATAACGCATTCGTTCGGGTCCTTCATGGGCAGTACGGCGATCTTCACCTTGCCCGCTGGCAGAACCTCAGCAGCATCCATTGCCGCTGCACGGCCAACGTCATCCATGTCAAACATGAGGATGATTTCGTCGAACGTATCGAGATACTCGTAGTTCTTAGCGCAGGCTTTACGGGCACTCGGAGCGCCTGTAGGAAGGGACACCACGGGATACTTCCCGCCCTGCAATTGGGCCACGGTCAGACAGTCAATCTCACCTTCCGTGATGATGATCTTCTTGCCTCCAGACCACAGATGCTTACCGAAGAGACAGTCAGCTCCATGCTTGCCCGTAGATGAGAAGTTCTTGTCTGCATCGCGGACCTTCTGACCTACCAAGTTCCCATGTTCGTCACGGTAGTCAGCGACTTGAATGTTCTTGCCGCTGTGGGTCTTGCCTACCCAGTATCCGTACTGTTTGCAGACGGCCTGTTGCAGACCACGCTTAGGCAAATCCTGAAAGCGGCCTTGGTGTTCGCCCATCGCCATTGTGCCGTTGGCACGCAAGGTGTTCACTCGGGTCCTGTGACCCTCTGAGCCATCGCCTGGGGTGTGGTGACTGCACACGAAGCAAAAGGTATGGCCGTCTGAGTAAGTCGCCATGCCATCGCTGGATGAACACTCTTCAACGTTCGTGCAAGGACCCTTGTAGAGCAGTTCGCTTTCCGGTAGGTCCTCAGAACGGTCCATTAACACCGCCTACAGGAACCTCCAGGGCTTCCCCGGTTGCCCTACGATTGCGGAGGTCCACAAACTTGGCCTGCATCTTCTCCAGGCGCTTCAGCGAGTAGTCTTTACGCACAGCCGCCAAAGTGGACCAGTGGGTCTGCCCGACAAAACGAACATGTGCCCCGTCGATCCCGTGATGAATCCCTGAGATAACGAACTGGTTCAGGTTGAAGTCGAAAGCGTCAACCGCTTCGCTGACATCCGTGCAGTCGTAAAGACAAACATCAATGTTCGTGCCTTCGATCTTGAAGACACCGATGATTCGGTCGGAAGAAGACTCGTTGTAGAAGTGAATGACAGAGTGCGCGATCCCTGCCTTTTCAAGAAGCGATGAGGCATACAGTTTGTCATCGCAGCAGATAATCACGTCGACATCTTTAGGAGTGACCCCAAAGTAAATATCACGGGCTGCACCACCTGCGATAATGCTGGGGACGCCTTCTTTCTGGAACAATTCACATAGGTCAAAAGCCCCTTGCATAGTTGCCCGATTAACAGACATAAGTAATCCTCCTAAGTTAAGAGGTGAATTTGCTGTTAAAGCGAACCAATTAGGCACGCCTTACAGTTGCTTGATGGGTATTACGCAGGGGTTCTCTTAAATGCCCATTCAGCCACGTCAAAGGACGGGCAGGCTTTGCCAGAGTCGAGGTCTCTATGGCCTTTAAGAGTGGCGTTCGGATACAGCGGCACAAGGGCTTCCCATACCAAAAGGTCCAGGGCTTTCCATTGAGCATCCGTGAAGTTGTTCTGAGGCTTCAACTTGTCGTCAACGCCTCCTACAAGACACACTCCAACAGACTCTGAGTTGTGCCCTTTAACGTGGGACCCTACGACATCGTGAGGACGGCCGATTTCCACGGTGCCATCTCTACGGATGATGTAGTGATAGCCAACGTCAAGCCAGCCTTGCTGTACATGCCACTGACGAATCTCACGCAAGCCAATGTCCATAGAAGGACGTGTAGCCGCGCAATGAAGAACGATAAGGTTTGTCACCTCCCGCTGTTTGAATTGGACACGAGCCATTAGTTACGCTCCTTTCTCTTTCAGAATTCCGTCAGGAATCTGCTTTTTCTTCTCCTTCATCCAAGCCAGTGGGACCAGCTTGTCTGCGAATTGAATATTGTGTTTCTCACACCACGCCCCGTAAGTTGTGGGTGAGCCCTTATAGAGCTTCGCCTTGCTCGATGAGAAGACCAATCGAATATCAAGCTGAGGATATTGTTCTCGCAGTAGCAGATGCTTTTTGCGGTCTTCAACTTCCCATATGCCCTTACACTCAATGATGATGCCGTTCCCCAGGATGAAGTCCGGGAGATACTTAGCGACTCGTGCAGGGATCGTGTAGTTAATCCAATGCTGCTCAAAGGTGTAAGGGATACCGTGCTTGTCCATCAGTTCGCTATTCTTCTCTTCCAGACCTGACCGGAAGGAACTTGCAGCCCTTCGGGGTCCGGCGTAGCGGCCTAATGCAGCCACGGTTAGAAGTCGCCGTCGTTGTCTGGGATTTCCTCGTCAGCGTGACCGCGAGAGCCGGACTCTTCGCCCTCTTCCCATTCACTGGAATCATCAGCGGAGTAGCCGCCCTCTTCCACATCATCAGCCCAGTCGTTGCCGCCCTCGAACTCTTTCAGGTTCAGCAGCATTACACTGTCGATTTGCAGCTTCACGGAAGCACCGGCCACAGCGGTCCAGCCATACGGGAACAGAGTGAACTTCACTTTCAACTCAGAGCCGCCAGCAATGGCCGGTACGTTGTCGATGCGCTTACCTTTGGAATCGACCACCTTCAGGGGAATCGCTTTGTTCTCCTGGGTGTTCTTGTCGATGTACGAGGCGTAACCCTTGATCTTGAAGGTCACAGTGCCGTCGCCGTTATCCACGAAAGGCATATCGCCCTCGTAGGGCAGCAGAGGCTTCTTACCGCGAGGAACCGCTGGTGGGTTCTTTTCGTGTTCGGCCAAGAGCTTCTTATAGTTGGCTTCGTGCGCCTGAACGATCTTGTCGATCAGGGGCTGAGCCTCACGGGAAGGAACGGTGTGGTCAACCTTCCAGAGACCACGGGGATTGCCGAAGCCCTTTTCTGGATTGCCGTAGTCCGGCTTTTGAAGGGCGCAGTACGGTTCTGCGATCCCTTTAGGAGTGGTGAGAATTTCTTTACGTGGACCTGCCATAGTTATGGGTCTCCTTGTTGTGTCTGAATTGAAGGCGCAGGAGTCCGCTCAAGACATTTAAAGTCTCAAGTGAATAGTCCGTGTGCTTTAAGTGGGTGTTTAAAACTTACGAGAAGCTCGGTTGAATAACCTTGCGGGATTCGCTTTGCAGTTCTTCACGACTAATAGCCATGGAGATTTCTTGTGCTGGCGACTTGCGCACCGAGCGATATACCGAATAGACCACATGGACAAAGTGTTCCTTCAAGAACGACTTTTTGAATCTCCATACGTCATGTCTGAAGTGTGCATGACTTTCGGCACCCGCAAGCTCCAACAAAGTCAGCTCGACCAGCTCCTGTTGCTTTACGGTCATTAGGCGTTCGTAGAGAACACCAGCAAGGCCCGACTGCCGGACATGGCTGAAGTTGTTCAGGTGCAGGAAGCCGTCAGGCTTTGCCCGACCGTTGCCCTGTGAGAGGTTCACAGAGTCACCCCAAAGCGATCCACATTCGGAGCGACCATAGGACGGATACGGGTTACACGGGCGCCACTGCTAAACCGGGCCTCAGCAGATGCCCATGCAGCGTCCATACTGACCGCGTAGATAGTTACCTCGTCTACGTGATCGTCAATTTCTACTGTTGCCTTAAAGGTCTTATGTGCGAGTTCCACTATTTGATTACTCCTTGTTCTTTGAGTTGATCCAACATCGCCCACGGCTCGCCCAGTCGATTCACCACAAGGGCGTCGAAGGGATGGGCCATTAGTGCAATGTCGGAGATGTGATAAGGCTGATCGTCTACGCCTGGAATGAACCAATCGCGGACTATTCGGATTGTCTTAACGGAAGGCGCATAAAGCAGCCCTTCGTATTCGTTGATCATTCGCATGTCAGTGACCACAACATGGTCGTAAGTACCGGCTTCGAGTGCCTTGCGAACTTCGATCATGCCCAAGTCAAACCAGACGTTAGGCTTACCGAGGAATTCACGGTGGTATTGAGTCCCGAAGGTCTGCAAGTGCCAGCGTAAAGAGCGAGGCTTTTGAAAGTCTTCACGACTCTCCATACGGGACTTCAGGAAATCCGTATAAGCGGAACGCTCCAGCTCTTCGATGGCCATACCTGGGCACGGCTTGTCCTTAGCAGAACTGTGCATGTCACGTTCAAACATGACCGCCAGCCCTTTACGGCGACCGGCCAGTTCTTCGGCGCACATTCGTTTAAGGACATCCGCAAAAGCCACACGAAAAACTTTGCGGCCCTCAGATTCCAGCAGACTAATCAAAGTATCCTTACCGGACTTCCCTCGAATACTGTTAAGACACAGGAGATCAGTCATTCACGTATTCCTTTACTTTCTGCCAGATGTCCAACAGACGATTCTTTATGCGAACCCACAGAGCCTCTTTAGGCTTCGGTGTCGATGTATGGCGCTGGGAGCGCTGAGAAGTAAAAAGTGCAGCGTTATATGCACGATCATTTGCGGACTGAGCCAAACGATAGGCGAACGCAGGCGTGGAGCGAGACATAGAAGTCCTCCTTGATATTTTACGTATTGGGTTAATTACTCTTTGATTGTTGGCTCAGAGATGCCACGGAAAGAATCAAAAGATGGGTGACGCAAAGAACCGTCCGGGTATCGCTCCATGAAAGTGACGCGAACTGTGTGGCCGTGGTAGGGGTTCAGGTAGTCGGCATACGAGCGTTCCTCTTGATGTTCCGTAACCTTGGCCGTGAACTCTTCCATGAGTGCCTTACTGATCTTGCAGGCATTCACAACATGGCCGGACTCAAGAAGAACCTCGAAGCCAATCACCTTGCCTTCATTAGCCAGCCCAGGAGTTCCCCAAACGAGACCAACGACCTTGCCGTCTTCGTTGTCATCGGGAACCATCTTCCACATACCGGATTGCTTAGAGCGCTTCCAGATACCGTTAGGGTCTTTAAGCACCAAGCCCTCAAGTTTGCATTTGCGCACCGCCGCATAGAATCTATCAACGGCCTTCATAGTGAAGCAGTCACGGGACTTGACGACCGACCACGCAATCTCCGGGAAGCGCGCTTGCAGCAGCTTCACTTGATGCTCAATGTGGTACTTCATGACACTGTGGGTCACGTCATAGTCTTGGCCCGAACGGACCATAGACATTGGCACAATGCCGAACACGATTACTTTCAGGCGACTCAGGTCGATAGGCTGGTGGCGGCGAAGAGTCCCGGCGATGTCTTTACACGGTAGGTCATCAATACGCAGCTCAGCGTCCAGCATGAACCCTTCAGGGAACAAAGCATCGTCTAACTCGAAGAACTTTAACCAACGAGGATCAAGAGCTAAAGGAAGCTGATCATTAAACGCAGGAAACTCTTTACCTTCCCGGCTCAACCAATGGACTCGATGCACAGAACCAAAAGGCTCAACACAAAGGTTCAAACGGACACCATCCTCTTTAACATCAGCAATCAAATAGGATTCATCAAGAATCTTAGTGACGGCTTTCGTATTGAAGTTGACTGGTCGGTGTGGGCTGGTTTCGAGGATTACACTTTGAACCTTGCTCATTAATTAGCTTCCTTGCCGGTCAGCATTTGGACTTTCGTGAAGGTCGTTGCGAACGCTCGGCGCACTCGCATCTCTACGGTGTCGTTGAGAAACTTCGCGTACTGATAGCAGCGTTTTGCGTCCGTAGTTGCCGTAATGAAACGAAGAGAACGTAACTCGCGCTTATCGACCAGTTGCCGAGTGGTGGTCTTAGCGTCCTCGACAGTCAGCGTGGTGTCGAAACAAAAGGTCTTCTTATCGAGAGCCGAATAGGAGGTCTTTACGTTGATCATTCTGCGCTCTCCCAGTTATGGCGGGCTTGGCGCTGCACTTTATTCAACTTGCCGCGACGGACCCGTACAGCTTCCATCTCGTCATCAGTGCGGCGTTTGGAAGTGCGGGCGTTGCGTTCAATTGTCTTAGTGGATTGCATAGCGGAAAGAACTCCTAAAATGTTGGGAAGGTTGGTTGTGCTTTTAGTGGGTGTTTTAAATCGCACAGACAAAGAAAAACCTCAGAGAGACCGGTTAAATCTCAATGAGGTTTTCGTTGTGCTTTGAGTGGGTGTTTTAAGCGGGACTATGCAAAAGCAAACTGGCTCTCAAGGATCTTGGTGATGTCAAGGGTCCCCTTCTGTGGAATCGGCGGCATCTTTTCAAGCTGGCTCTCGTGCAGTTGCTCCATGAACTGCTGACGGAAGTCCTCCAAGACATCGTTCTCTGTGTACGTCTCAACCATCGCTTCGCGCACAGCCCTGAACATCGCTCCGGCCTTCGCTGGGATGGTCCCGAAGCTGTCGTGAATCAACGCGAAGAACTCCACGCCGTAGCACTCGGAAGCCTTAACGACTGTCTTGCGCAGGTGGGACCCATCCTGACTGTGTACGAAGTTCGGAGAGATACCCGATTCCTGTTTGGCCCCGTCGATTTCGTTGGAATCCCGAACATTGATCGTTGAGCGCAAGCGAGCAGCACCCAGGAAGATCAGGTCGACCCGGCGTTGCACAGGCACCATGTATTCCTGCCACACAGGGAACCCGTCAGGCGTCACCCAGTACACAGGCATGCAAGGCTTCAGGATTTCGGGCTCGGGGTTCTTCTTGGTCTTCTTTGTGGCGGTCACTTCAGTAGCCAGCAGCTTTGCAGCCTTTTGGAGCCACAACATGGCCTCAACGGCCTTAACTACAACCAAGCTCACAGAATCCCAAATGAGGTTCGCCATATACCGGGCACATTGCTGTGCATCAGGGAACCACTGTTCACCGTCACCAGCGTCAAGAGCTGGCTGGATGATGTCTTCACGTACTTGGTCGGTGAACCCAAAAGCCTTGGAGCCATACGCCAGAGTCATTACGGAACGCTTAGTCACCTTCCGGCTGATCCCGTAGCCCATCCAACCAGCGGCCATTGAGCGAGTACCCAACACGCGGCGTTCTGTAATCTCACCGGTCTTCTTGTTCGTCACCACTTCGGTGCTGTCTTCCGCGCCTTCAAGCATGTCCCGTTTGACCGCCTCAATGACTTCCTCAGCAACCAAGCGGTAGATGTCCTGAACCTCATCCGAAGGCAACAAGTTCACAGCACGACCACCCCGCTCGTCTCTGAGCATCGCGGAGAAGTGCTGAATACCAGAGCAAGACCCATCGAATGCGATAGGCAGTGCCGACTCCCACAGCTCACCGTGTTCAACCACACCGGCCCACTCGAAGCAGAACGCCAGGAAGCAGAAAGGGCTATCCATCTTGGTCCACTCAGGCTGGCCCAGTGGGTCCCGAGCAATCTCAAGGATCAGCTCTTCGTTGTCCTCTACCCACTTCGTGCGCTGTCCAAAGTCGACCTTATCGACCCCTGCACAGTTGGCCCCGTGGATCTTCAGCCACTCAATACCGTCCTTGCCGACAGGCTCCGCAATGGAAGCCATCAGGAGGCCCTTGGTCAGGTCGTTGCCTTGTGGATTGAACGATGGGATGGCGTAAACACGGCCCCGCCAGTCGAGGTTGTACGGGAAGTAAATGGCCTCGTATTCAGAGAACTTTGTGGCCTGCTCTAAGATGAACTCATAGGACAGACGGCGGCTCACTCGGGCCCGGTCCTTGCGGTACACAGTCGAAGCGGCTTTCTTCCAGGCCTTGAGGACCTCGGGGTCTTCGTCAATGTTCGCAGGCTTGACCGGTAAGGCTTCCTTGTCGGCTGTAGGAAACTTGTCGATTGGAACATGCTTCCACTGCATCACCTCCTTGGCGACTTCGAGGACCTTTGCGTTCACCTTCCAAGCGGACGCCTGGGCGATGTTCACGGCCTTGTAGACCTCGGGCATCGACACGTCCTTGTAGCGCTGTAGAGCCTTCTTTGAGCGGACCCGAATCAACGGCACAGGCTTACGCCCCTTCGCCCAGTAGCCACCACCAATCATTCCGGTCCACTCGCGCGGCGGTACGATCATTGGTTGGTAACGCGGAGTAATCTCGGCCAGCGCATATGCACGATTGCATAGCTTTTCGGCCCACTCAGGGGTTAGGTAGATGAACTCGCCGTCTAACTTTGCGTTGCCTGCGTGTTCCCGCTTCATCTCGACCAACTGAGTCGACTCAATGAGCAGCTCCAGGAGCTTCACGCCAATATGAAAGGTGACGTAGTTGTCCAGTGAGTCCCAGGAGGTCCACTTAGTGGTCAGCTCATTAGCGGCCATCATGTGAGCCTCGACCTTCTCCATGAACTTAACTTTGTAGGTGTGGCCGTTGCGCTTGTTGAGTGCTGGGCGGATACGCTTGTTGAAGTGTTCCGCCTCCTGCTCGCGGATACGGCCAAATCGGGCCTCTTCCTCAACCGCCTTACCGAGGGATACTGAAACCTGCTGAACACTCAGCGGCCCCTTTTTGGCGACCATATTAAGAACTGTCTTGACGGTAATTGCCGCGACGTTCTCAGCCTTGACCAATTGCAGATAAGGCAGGCCAATATTCTTTCGCTTCACCTTATTCACTTGATGCTCAACCCAGTCTTCGAAAGCCTTAGCCATCAGGGGAATCAGTGAGGCCAGCACAGGCTTAGCTGTGGCGTTGTCCGCGAACTCATTACGATCAATAGAACGATCAAGGACTTTCTTAAAGTGATCTTCACCAAGCGTGTAGGCTTCATGCTCAAGACTTAACTGAGCCGCCGCAAGGTCAGGGCCGTAGATATTAGAAAGGGTCTCATAGGCCCATGAAGAAACATCAGTGATTGCGCTAAAGTCGTGCTTCGTTAGTTGTATGGTTTGGCTTTCTGCGGACACAAGAATCCCTTAGAGGCCACTTGGGCCTCCAATAAAGTTATGGAAGTTGGTTAGTTGGGTGATTTACTGAATTGAGGGCGTAGAGGGTCCTTAGAGGGGACTTAAAGAAGTCTCTAAGTTAAAGGCTCATAGAGTGGGAACAGCAGGGCTGCTTTTAGTGGGTGTTTAAACCCGAGGACGAATCGTTACACGGAAGCAACCTCTATCCGACCAGTTATTTCGCTTACTAAGTAGATAAACTCCTTGACCTCACCATCTGTGGAAGCGAAGCGTGTCTCTTGGGTGATTGTCAGGAACTCACTATTGAGCGCGTAACGAAGTTCGGACACCCACTGGCCGCAGGGACCTCGGCCTAACGCGAACTCGCAGCGCTCATGGTCATAAGTCATTTTTCCATCCTCGCAAACACGTGGAACCTGGGAGTAGAAGCGGATTCGGCTGATGGGCTTCTTCATTTCGTAAAATGCTCATTCAGGGCTTTGTCGAGCGCAGACAGATACCCGGCTTGGTTCATGTGTTTCTTTAAGAACTCCAGTGGGAACCGTGCCCATGGGCGCTTGGCTGACCCTTGCGACAGCTCTGTCTGGAGCTTCCGATGGTCCGTGGCATCCCACAGGTCCAATAAGGCAGCTTCGAGTTTCACCGTGACAGTCGGCTTCAGCTTGTCCGCTACAGGAACGCTCAGCCCCTTCAGGTCACACAGCTTGATAAGTAGCTTGCGGTCGAAGTGACGCCATACGAACTCGGTGTGTACTTCAGGGCACAGGTAGGTGCTTACAGATGCTGGGGCACTCTCAGACACAAGAAGAGGGCGAGCCATCAGGATTTCAAGCAGAGATTTCAGCTCCCCGACTTCGCCTCTGAGGGTCTTCAGCTCATCCATGACGCCCTGTGCGATTGGGTTCGTGGAATCCTCAGCGTTGTACTTACCGGTCTTGCGGATGGTCGGTAGGACTTCTTCAGTAACCCACTTACGGAATGGCAGAGTTGCCGGTGATTTGGCGCGCAAGAGCATTCCGTACAGCTCAGGCTCTGTGAACATGACTGTGTTTTTGCGGATTCGCTTGGCGTTCTCATCCATGGGCAGGGCAATGGTGGAACAATCTTCTACCAGTGCTTCCAACGAGCGACCGTCCTTCAGCTTCTGCCGAGCATGGTAGATAGAGCTTTTCGGGTCCTTTAGGCCAGCGCATCGCGCCACCTGAGTCCCTAAGAACAACAGATCGTGGTCAGGGTGCCCGGTCAGTACGTCCAGCTCGATCCCCATGAAGTTGCGCTTTTCGAATTGCATTACGGCAGGCGTAGTAGTAGCCATGTGACATATCTCGCTTTAAGTTCTTGATAAATGGTGTTATTAATCGCAATGCTGGGCGTAGTCCTTGCCCTATCTATGCAGGCAGCTACTTCACTTCGCTCCAATGCACTAACAGATTCCTTTCCCCGCTCGTTACGGGCATCCCGTAGTGCCTGTGCGCTTTCCCGTTGAAGAACATCGCGTGTCCTACAGGCAACTGAGGGACCACTATGTTTTCGCTGAAAGGCCCGGTATGAACTAACGTCCCACCGCCTGTATGAGTTGCTGTTAGAGCAACTACCAACGTCACGTCTGAATCTTTATCGTTATGCCAGTGGCCTCTTGGGGTGTTCTCAACGGTGTACTGAGCGGCCTGGATGGTCTTGAGGACGCTCGGGTCCTGCCCCATCAGAACCTTTGCCAAAGGGATTCCCGCGTTTGCCCATAGGCTGTGCAAGCAATCAAAGAGAGGGCGGCACTCAGTCAGAAAGGTGACTTCAGGAATCTGCGCCTCTTCGGGTTCATCGTCGTTCACGCTGTACGCCATGCAATCCAGCTCAAGCATTAGGTCCTTGCAGAAACCCTCAGAGAGGTATGGGAACGAGTAGACCCCGTGGCCGTAAGACGTGACGATTCCCAAGGCGCCTGTCCAGTCTGACGCCGCGATGTAATCCTCCAGGCTTATCGGGTGCTGGTCCTCAGCGTAATCGGCCATGTCCTTGATGGTGTCAAGAACGTCCCGAAGGTCCTTGTGGTACTTGTCCATAGATGGGTAGGCCGTGAGAGCCCTACTCACTACGTGGTTCTGTCCTTGATGCTGCATTGGCGTGTATCTCCTTCTCGCAATATATAACCCTCCATCGAGCCAGCTCTGAGGGCGCGCATGTTCGTACAAGATATGCATGCATGCAATATAAATATGCATTAATGCATAGACTTAGATAAAAGATGCATGTCAGAGAGTGAGTGCGGGTCGGTTCAGCCTCTCACCCAGCCAGCCCCGAAGGGTGTCCCACAGGCCCACAGACCAGGCTTTACGTGCCCTCTCCGCCTCCTGGGCGTCCAGAATGGTATCCAGAGGATGCTGTGGGAGCCGGTACAGAGCGGCGTGGAGTCCAGAGAACTCACGTTCGTCCTCACGGGCCCAGTGGAACAGAGCGGCCTTTAAGAGGTGGTGCCCGACCTCCTGCATGGTGTCTGTAAGGAACTGGAAGTAGAGGCGCCCGTGGTCGTCCCGCTTGATGTCCACACGAAGCCACAAGCGGCCATTGCGGTTTGGTACGTACTGCGCAAGGCCTGTCTTTATGGCGTCTTGCATCGCGCCCAGGATCTTGTTGGCGACTGCTGCGGACGTGAAGTTGGTCAGGTTGTAAATAGTCATGGCGTCGAGGTTCCTTTAGGGGCTCTTTGGGAGTGGAGCCCTTTCGTGTTCTTTAGGGTTTGGGTGTTACTGAATTAGTCGCGGGTGATGCGGCCTTGGAGCAGCATGTAATCGGCTGTGCCTGGGACCTTTTCTTTGCTGGTGTCGCACTCCCATGGGACGCTGTAGACAGCGCTGAGGCGGTCGCAGACATCCTGTAGGCCCAGCGTTTCCAGGGCGGCAATCGTCAAGTGATTGCGCAGCAACATAGTGAGTGCGCGGTGTTCCTCGTTGCTCAGTTCGAAAGTGTTCATCCGGTCTGCCCTCCTGGGCATTCTTAAAGGTGGCTGTGGCTTACTGAGTTACACGCGGGACCGGTGGGAGGCGCAGACAGCGACCCAGTGACCATCAGGAGTGCCCCCGATGTGCCAGGTGTCAGCACGATCCCAGGCGAGTTTCTTAACGAGGGCCTTAACGGCTGCCTTTACGTTCCCTTCCGAATCCAGGTCGTGGTCATAGCCCAAAGTGATGGAACCAGCAGCGGCTGTTGCCTTGAAGCGGGAACATTTGGTGTTGGTAGCTGGCAGGTACTTGATGGTGATTGCTTGCATGATGGTGATGTCCTTAAGTGGTCGATTACGTGCTGCGCTTTAAGTGGGTGTTTTAAACACATACTCACAAAAAGCGTATATCTATTCAAAGCCTTACGGCATGTGACGCCTTGATGTGACGTAATCTACGCACAAAAAGCGCATACGTCAACGCACAAAAAGCGTAGATGTGGCGGAAAACGAAAAAAACCCGGCGAATCCTTTATGGACTCAACCGGGCTTCAGTGTGGCGCTGTTAGTAAATAGGATTCTGCCTAAGCAGCGTCATTAGGGCGCGGCGCGTTTCAATGTGAGAGACCTTCAAGGACATCGCAAGGCAAAGCCAAGACCCAAAGTATATGCAGTCCTGACTTCGCCCGTAGGCATCCTTATACTGACCGTGATGGGCTACAGCCGTACTGCCAGCAAACCAAAAACCAGTAGGCTTTTCGACAAGCACGCCAGCCTCGGATAGCTCAACCAATGCAGCCCGAAAAGTCCGTATCAAGTCAGCGTGAGACCTGGGGCGAGTTGTCACCGGCCCCATCTGGAGAATCTCATAGGTGGACGTGAAGAGCTTTGGTGATTCCATGAATCAAAATCCTAATAGAGCCGTCACCTTTGGGAACGCTTGGACAAACTTGATGATCCCGTAGAGAACGGCGGCACTGAGGACCCATGCGGCGACTGTTAACGCTCGGTCCATGGGTCAATCCTTTGTGTTGAGTGTGAATGCTTGGGCTGCACCGCTCAAGACGTACCAGCAGTTACGGTTAAGGCCGGACTCTTTCGTGATCTTCACGCCTGTAATGCCATCAGCGCCTTGAGCGTATGCGGCCACCTTCAAGTCGATAAGCACACTGGCTTCCGTAGGTGATTCCTCCACAAAGCTCCTATGGCACCGTCCAGCAGACACAGTGGTCAGTGGTTCAGCACCAGCAGGAAGAGCTTCGTAGACCTTCACTGTACGCACTGCCTCCCGCTGGTCCTTTAGGCTCGCGTAAGACTGCTCATTGCCGACTTGGAGATTCGAAGAGTGACTACCACAGCCAGCCAGGAGCAAAAGACCAAGCGCACCCGCAACACCAACATAACCACAGCGCATCACATGAAGCTCCCTTTTAGAAAGCCGCACATGATACATCAGCAAGAGCCTTTAACTATCAGCCAAGGCCGACTTGAGGGCCTCGCCTAACCTGCTCACCTGTACCGCACTGCCTGCCCCGTAGAGGTCGAACGTAATGGACCCTGAGCTATGTCCTAAGATTTCCTGAGCGGTCCCCAATGGGACTTCAGCCGCCTTTAAGGCACCTGCAAGGTGGTGCCTCAATGAGTGGAAGGACTGGCCTGTCTTCGTCTCTATTTTCAAGACTTCGCGTATACGCTGGTTAAGTGCCGCTGTGAAAGCTGGCGCGGTGTGCAGGAACAGACGGCCGTTAGCCGCCTCTGCGTAAGCCTTAAGAGCCTCTAAGTCGACCCCGAACGCATCCACCAAGGGCACCTTACGGGCGCTGAATTTGTTCTTCAGGGTCTTTCCGCCGTTGGTGTTGATGTCCATCACCAGCACACCATCAAGACCCTTCAATATGTCATCTGAGGTCAGTTGCTGGATCTCCCCGACACGAGCCCCGGTGATCACTCCAAGAGTCAGCGCCCAACGGTGCCATGAGTCCCCAGGTAGGCTATTAGCGTGAGCCATAAGTGCCTGTGCCTGATCCCGCGTGAAGGCTGTGCGCTCGCTCTCAGTCCCTTTCAGTATCTGGAGCTTCTTGCAGAAGGCCTGTTTGATATGGCCGTTATCAACTGCCCAACTGAGGATCGTAGTTAGCTGCGTGATGATCTTGTTAACCGTCACGGCCTTCCGGCCCTCTTTCAGGCTCTCACGGGCCGCGATCAGATCAGCCCTTGAGTGTGTCGCCATATCTTTATCACCCAGGACACCGATCAGAGTTTCACAGCACGTCTTCACGCTTCTCATGCTGGACTCTTTGAGGTCTTCCCGGCGTTCATCCATGTACAGAGCTGCAAGAGCTTCAAAGGTCACGGCAGGTCCGCCTTGAGGCTTCGTGGCGGTGGTGGCGGTAGACACTGTTTGAGTCAGGGACTCACTAACGGGCCCCACAGAGTCAAGCTCTTCGATAAGCCCCCTGATAGGACCCAAGAAGCCATCAGCTCTCCGCTCACCGGCAGTCATTAGGCGCCTCCCAAAGTCCACAGCCAGAGTCTGCGGGACGCTCAGTGGCTCAGTGGCTGCTATCTCGTTCAGGTCTGCCAGGACATCCGTATATATCCGTGCAGGCCCGCCCAGCTCATCCCACACAGAACGTGTCTGTATGACTGACTCCGCGATGTCTCTAAGGTTGGCTTTAAGCTCATCCCATGATGCATCGGGTCTATCGAGGTGGAAGGCTCTAAGGGTCTTTAGGAGGTGTGCAGCGGTAGCCAATGCGGTTTGCCTGTGTGTCGTCTTGAGGGAGAGCGTTAGGGACTGTTTGGAGCCCATAGGACGGACTCGGAGAGTGTATCGACCCTCCCTCCTGTACAGATAAGGACAGGCAAGGTCTAACAGTGTTCTAACAGTTTGGCTCTTTTGGATGGTGGTTAGCATGGTCAAACCCCTGGATTCATTGGGTAAGACCTCATGTGTCACCAAGTAGGCATTCTACTCGCTGTGCAGATTTGCATAAATCAACTCAGCGAGCTTTTTACTGATACCGGGTGCTTTGGCTATTTCGTCAATGCTGGCACGGGAGAGCTCTTGCAAGCCACCAAAAT